AAACATTTGACCAAGAGTTTAGTCTTGAAGAAATTATTAATCTATACGGTGTGTATAGTTTGGATGACCTAGATAGGATTGATTAGTGGACACTAATTGTTGCACCATATCAAAAGATAACGAAAACTTTTGGGACACACATCAAACAATGGCAGACGGCAATATCTGGTGTCCTGCCAAATCTATAGTTGATAGGGCTAAGGCTCAAGTAAAGGTTAAGTATGGGAATAAGAAAAGACATAGACAATGATAAATAATTTACTTATATTCTTATGGGGTACCTTGGCTGGCTATTTTATTGCTACAATTAATATTGCTTTTGTTTTAGTATATAAGGGATACCGTTCAGTAAACGAGATTCCAGAAAAGGAGTTATCTGATGAAGGATGAAGACTTAAATGATCCACATACATATTGGAAAGAAATACTTATTGTTGTGGCTATCTTATCATTCTTGCTTGGTGTTTTAGTTGCATGAAGTTTTGTGATTTCTGCAATACCCCGCTACAAGGCAATGCTTGCTTATACTGTTATGATAACAGAGAAGCATTAAAAGAGTTTGACAATGAAGACGATTGATGATATGATATATAAACGAGTAGAGAGAAGAAATAAATGAATCCAAAGGTAACAGTAGTAGGACGTATTGGCGCAGATCCAGAAGCAATTGGAACAAGCGGTGTGCGTATGCGTGTAGTAACAAATGATCGTGTAAAGAATCCACAAACAGGTGCATGGGAAGACCGTGATACATCTTGGTGGACTGTAAAGGCTTGGAAGACTCTTGCTGAGCAGGCAAAGGCAACATTGAAGAAGGGCCAAGAAGTAATTATTGTTGGAACCATCTATCAAGAAAGTTGGACAGATAGCACTGGCGCAACAAAGACTTCTTATGAGATTAACGCAGAGTCGCTTGCTTTGACTATGCATACACTTACTAAGGACATGCCAGGCATTACTTCTTCAGCACCAAAGATTGCTTCTGAGCCATCAGAAGATCCATGGACGAAGGTCAATGTCTAATTTTGATGATCTAAACGATGATCAAAAGTCACAGGTAATGAACTTAGTTATTTTAACTGTGAAAGAGATTAGAGAACAAATTGCTAATGACATTGAGTACACATATGAAGTATGGGCAACTCACGGTAAAGCAAAAAGTCGTAGAACTAAGAAAGCATTTGAAGTCTGTGCAGATATTGCAAGAGGCTTAAATGAAAAGATAGTTGAATAGCGAACAAGAGTTAGAGGGGTGGGCGGAAGAAAATAATATTCCGCTCTCCCCCGAACTTTATCTTGCAAATCAAAGAGCATTAATTCTTCAGGAACTAGACATGGTTGGTGTGCGTGTTGACCTTCCTGGTGCATTTCTAGAATCATTGGACTCACAACAGTTTGCTGAAGTAGTTGCTGGCGCTGCTTATAGGGCAGTCAATAAAAAAACGATAGGGTATAATTAAAAGATGATAATTACAGATGTTGCACAGAAGAAAGTAGCAGAACTAATTAAGGGTAGTCAAATTGCCATGCCTGACTATCCTTTATTTTTACGAGTAACGGTAGTTGCTGGAGGATGTTCTGGATTAAAACATCAAACATATTTTGATTATGAAAAAAGAGAAGAAGATACAGTATACAACTATGAAGGATTTGATCTTAGAATAGATAAGTTATCTAGTCCATATCTTAATGGTTCTACTATTGATTATGTAGAATCAATTGATAAAATTGGCTTTATCCTTGATAATCCAAACTCTGAAGGCTCATGCGCCTGTGGAGATAGTTTTCACTAATAGTAGAAAGAGTCATCATGCCAGAGTTAAATGCTAACATACCCCCAATAGAATGCTATGTTCGTGGTAATTTTTTAAGAGATCAATTAGATAGTCACGATCAATATTTTCCATGCGTAATCTTTGGTGTTGCAAGTATCAAGGGAAGAAGCCCACTGTTTCATTTCATGATGGAAGATGGTGGAATTTGGTGGAGAATGCCAATTAATGCATTTTGTACCAAACCAGGCGTTCCAGAAGAGCCAATCCATAATCTTGTTTTATGGAATTCTTTTAGCCCACATGTTTCAGTTACAAAGTTTCAAGCATTAACCAATATGAGAATGTCATATATTGATAGAACCAAGACTAATATTCCTGGAACATATTTGTTTACACTTGATTGGCATAGTCCAGAAACAAACATCTTAGATGATGGGTATTCAGAAAACCCAGGTCAACATAAGTGTGGCCATGTTATTCAAAGAGATGATGGAAATTTTGCAGTACAGCCAAACAATAGAGTTAGAATAAAAGAACCATCCTTTGTTACTAAAAAAGATTTAGTGATCAGCAGATTAATTAATACAAATAAGTGGGATGTTGAAAGTTATGACAAGTGGATACTTGAAGACTCAAACGCATATGATTACGAAGTGCTGGAAAATGAAGAAGATGCGTAAATCTTTTGAATATGAAGATTTATTTAGTCCAGTTGACTTAGTTGTTCACACAAAATCTCCTAACAAATGGTTGCTTATTGATAGGGAAACTGGACAAACCTTCCAAGGAAGCAAAAGTGGTAAGTGGGATAGGCTTGATCCAGTATTAAAAGATCATGAATAAGTTAGATGGGTTTGGTCCACTATACATAATTAACTTAAAACGTCGTACAGATAGGCATGAACGCATGATGAAGTTAATTGCACAAAACAATATCACTGATTATACTTTTATTGAAGCAGTAGATAGTCAAGAAAACATTGATCACTTAATAGACAATGTTGAGAACAGACATCGTGCAATTCCAAAAGATGCTGAGATTGCAACAACAATTTCTCACATAAAAGCAATAGAGCACTGGATAAACACATCAGATAGTGAGTATGCAATTTTTGCAGAAGATGATTTGTCTGATGAAACAATTAAGCATTGGCCATGGACATGGAAAGAATTTATATCTAGTATAAATTTTGATTACGATGTTCTTCAGTTGTGCCAGACCCAGTTTACAAAGATAGATTATAAAATCCATAAGAGAATGACTCATGACTATAGTGCAGGTTTATATATTTTAAAGCGTGAACATGCCAAGGGTATCTTAGATAGAATGATTTATAATGGTAAGTATAAGGTTAATAATCATAGGTCAAAGGTTTTAGCAGATCATACCGTCATTTTTGGTAATACGAACAAGGCTTATTCTTGTGGTTTATTTACTTATGATACCGATACCGTTTCTGACGTAAATCCAAGTGGAGAAAGACTTCATAAAAGATCAAGAGACATGGTTCTTCTTTTTTGGAAACAAAATACACTGTCTTTAAAGGACTTTGTAGGTAATCATGAAAAGTGATATAATGGTTTTTCTAGTCTTTATTGATAGATCTGCATCACCTGCAGTATAAACATAGGTGACGACCTGAGTATGTCGCTACATAAACTGCTCACTTGACTTATATGGCTAGTTGTAGTACAATTAATATAGAGAAAAGGGGTGGGCAAATGCCACACAGCGTTAAAGAAACAATCACACTAGGTTGGTGTGATGGTGGTGTTGTTGAAGGTCGCTTTGCAAGCGGTATTGCTAACACAATAATTGAAGCACCAAAGCATAAGATTAATATTGATAATACTATTCGTGTAAATGGTAATCAAATTGCACGACAAAGACAGTCTTTGTTTGATTTCTGGGCAGACGTGTCAAAGAGTGAGTGGTTGCTCTGGGTAGACTCAGACATTGTTATAAACCATGAAGTTGTGAAGATGTTGTGGGAAGTTGCAGATAAAAAAACAAAGCCAATCGTTACGGGTACATACTTTGTTTCCAGTCAAAACGAACAGACATTGATGGAGCCAGTTCCTTCTTTGTACATGGAAACAGGCGATGAATTTCAAACACAGATTGTTCATCCACTTCCAGAGAACAAAGTTATTCCAGTAGATGTTGCTGGATTTGGTTTAATGCTTATGCATAGATCTATTATTGAGCCAGTAAGACGGGCTGCTGAAGGCTATTCCGTTTTTGGAGAGAAGCAAAACCCTGGTGCTAAGTTTGTTAGTGAAGATGTTGCTTTCTGTCGTTATGTAAAGAAGGCTGGTATTCAGTTGTATGCACACACTGGTGCAGTTGTTCCACACATGAAAAAATTCTCATTTGATAAGAACTACTACAATATTTATTGGAGTGGTATTGCTGATGGAAAGATCAGAAAGCCAGGACGTGGTTTAGTTGACAAAGAACCTACTAAAGAAAAAGACGGCGTGTCCTAAAAGGTTCGCAGATATTGCATAGTGGTAGTGCGTAACCTTGCCAAGGTTAATGTGCCAGTTCGATTCTGGCTATCTGCTCAATGAAAACATGTAGCAAGTGTAAAGTAGAACTAAATGATTTAGAGTTTTCACCATCTTCTGGTGGGAAATATCTAAGACCTGAGTGTAAAAGTTGTGCAAAAAAACTAGCAAAGCGTAGAGAAGAATTAAAAAAAGAGTTTGGTTATCCTAACAGTGATTATGTTTGTCCTATTTGTTTAAAAAATGAAGATGAATTAAAAGGAACTGGGGGTAATGCAAGTATATGGGTAGTAGATCATAATCATGATACCGATGACTTTAGAGGACACCTATGCCATAACTGTAATCGTGGTCTTGGTGTATTCCAAGATAATGTTGAAAGATTAGAAAGAGCAATTAACTATTTAAGCACCAGTAGCCAAGTTGGTTAAGGCACCGAACTCATAATTCGGCTATCATAGGTTCAAGTCCTATCTGGTGTACTGGGAAGATTGGCTGAGTGGTCTAAAGCAATCGGTTGCTAACTGATCGTGGGAGTTAAATCTCACCGTAGGTTCGAATCCTACATCTTCCGCTAAATCTCTGTGGCGCAACGGATAGCGCAAATGGTTTCTACCCATTAGGTTGCAGGTTCAAGTCCTGTCAGGGATACAATGCTATAATAGATTAAAACAAAGGGGTAATAGTGGCAAAGATAGTATTTTTAGGTAATTTTCGTGTTGACTATAGCAGCGAAAGTCATCATGCAAAAACTTTGGAATCAATTGGCCATACCATTATAAGGATGCAAGAAACAGAGGCTAAGTCAGAAGATATTTATAAAGAAGCCTTAACAAGTGATTTATTTATTTGGATTCATACACATGGATGGAAAACTCCTGGCAAACATACTATGGAAGGTGTTCTTAAATCTTTAAAACAAAAAGGAATAACCACCATGACCTATCATCTTGATTTATGGTTTGGCCTACAAAGACAAAAAGATCTAAATACTTATCCTGTTTATAAGCATATAGGTCATTTCTTTACCGTTGATAGTCAGATGGCAGATTGGTTTAATGATAATACCGCCGTAAAAGGACACTACTTGCCTGCTGGAGTATACGACAAAGAGTGTTACATAGAACCCACAAAGCCAAAACACGATTTAATTTTTGTTGGAAGTAAAAAGTATCATCAAGAGTGGCAGTATAGAACTCAACTAATTGATTGGCTTTCAACTACTTACAAAAAATCATTTGAGCACTATGGAAGTGGTGGAATAAAGTCTTTAAGAGGTTCTGAACTAAATATTTTATACGCATCCTCTAAGGTTGTTGTTGGAGATACGCTATGCATAGGTTTTAAGTATCCAGACTATTGGTCTGATAGAGTGTATGAAACACTTGGGCGTGGAGGTTTTTTAATTCACCCTTATATAAGCGGTATGGAAAGGGAGTTTGAGGATAAAAAACACCTTGTATTTTATGAATACGGAAACTTTAAGCAACTGAAAGAGTTGATTGACTACTATCTGGAACATGATAAAGAGCGTGAAGAGATTAGAAAAGCAGGTCATGAATTAGTTAAGCAAAACTATACATATAAAAATAGATGGCAACACATATTGAAAGAGTTAGATATATGAATTTTTTCCTAAACTATAACAACTATAACTTTCAAATAAGAGAACATGAAAATGATCCAAGTTATGACCACAATCTTGACTATAAGGTAATTAATGAAACATGGATAGAAAATGTATATAGACTACATGAGGGGCAGTTTTCTTATAACGGAGTTTTTGTTGACATTGGTGCAAATATTGGAGCAGTGAGCATCTTTGTAGATAGTTTTAATAAAAACAGATGGACTGATAACAAAATTAATGTGTATGCCGTAGAACCAGAGCCAAATAACCTGCATCTACTTAACAAAAATATAGAAAACAATCCTACTGAAAATATTACTGTAGTTAATAACGCTATATGGCATGAAGAAAAAATGGTTTCAGTTAGCAATCGTGGTGGCAATAGCAGTATTGTAGGTCCAGAAGTAGAAGAAAAGTCAGAGGTTCTAGCAATAACTTTGGAAACTTTGTTTTCAAGATATAACATTAAAGAGGTTGATGTTATGAAAATTGACATAGAGGGTGCAGAGTTTGATCTTATTATAAATACCCCCGCAGAAACTTTGGCAAAGATTAAGACATTAGTTCTTGAATTTGATAAATCTTTTGATGGAAGGTTTGGTCAAATGATTGAAAAACTTTCAAAACAATTCGGTATTGACATTTTAGGTAGTCCTGAAAGAGGAGGATATGTTTATGCAAACAGATACTAATATTGATTATTTAATCTGTATACCTGTTTATAGAGTAACAGAAAGAATCTACAAATGCATGGAATCTATAAGAGATAAAAATGTTTTGCTGATAGATAATAGTGGGAACAGAGAGTGTGAAGTATTTGAGAAACAATATGGGTTTCAAGTAGAGTATCAGTCAGAAAATATTGGTTTATCAAGAGCATGGAACATAGCATTAAAAAAGAATCACGATTGGACATTTGTTGTTTCATCTTCAATGTTGTTTAATCAGCCTTTCTCACATATCATTGACATGCTTAATGACTTTAAGGGTGTAATGTTTAGAACACAACATGGATGGCACCTTTGTGGTATAAATAAAAAATTAGTTTCAGCCATTGGATACTTTGATGAAAACTTTTATCCCTATAACTTTGATGATTGCGACTGGGATCATAGGTGTAGGCTTCTTGAAGAACAGTCTCTGACTGATCCTGAATCAGATCTTGTAGTGTCTTGGCGTAGCCAGTTTGTACATTCTAATACCCCAATAAGTTATGTGATGAGAATTAGCGCTGGAACAGCCGAAGTTGACGTGTCATGTCAAGTAGATGGTGGCGCAACAATAGATGGACTAAAAATTAACATTGACGGTGTTCATGATTACTTTAAATCTAAATGGGGTGGAGATAGAACAAGAGAGGGTTGGGGAGAATACAAGTATCCATTTAACGATCCTACAAAATCTTTAGACTATTGGCCAGTAAACGATATACCGACTTTAAAGAAACGGTATGGTTTAAAATAATGGCTACAATAGGAATACTACCAGCATCTGGGAAAGCATCTAGGATAGGTGGTATTCCAAAGTTTTGTCTTCCAGTTTCAGAAGAAGAGTCTATTCTTCAGTGGCATGTTAATCAAATGCTTAAGGTCTGTGATGAAGTCAGGGTGTCAACCAGGGCCGAGTGGGTTCCTATTATTCAAAATATGAACATGAATATAAAATTAGTTGTTCGTGAACCATCTACTATGTCTGATGCTGTTAAGTTTATGGTTGGAGAATACAATGATACTGTTTTAGTTGGAATGCCAGATACTTATATACTTGGCTGTAACACTAATATTTATAAAAAAATGATTGATACACCTGGAGATTTGGTTCTTGGAACTTGGAGTTGTGATCAAGATATTAAGGGCAGGGTTGGACAAGTCTTAATATCTGAAGGTAAAGTTGTATCATCTAGAGATAAAGTATCTGACTGTGATTATCCAGACATGTGGGGTACGATGTTATTTCGTAAAAATCTTATTAGATATATTGATCCATCATTAGAGCATCCAGGAAAACAAATACAAGACTGGATAGACATGAGACTTAACATTAGATCAGTAAGTCCTGGCGGCAAGTATATGGATATTGGAACACTAAAAGGATTAAAGCAATTATACAGAGAGATGGACCTATGAGACTAGGAATTATTGCTAGATCTGATAATACGGGGCTAGGAAACCAAACAAAAGAATTGTCAGACATGCTTCGCCCTGACAAGGTTATGTTAATTAATTCTATATCATTTAATAAAAACAAGCAATACCCAGATAGATATAAAGAATACAATTGTTATTATGTTCGTGGTTTTCCAAAAACACATGATATAAATGACTTTCTTAAAGACCTTGATATTGTATTAACATGCGAGACATTTTACAATAATAGTTTTGTTTCTCTTGCTCGTAAAAAAGGTGTTAAGACATTTTTACAGTATAACTATGAGTTTTTAGATTACCTTCAAAGACCAGACCAAGAACTACCAGATGCCCTCATAGCACCTAGTTTATGGGGTTTTGAGGCTGTTACAGAGGCTTTTGGTAGTAGGTCTAAGGTAATACACCTACCGCCGCCTACAACGCCAGATCTATTCTTTACAGCAAAGTCTAATAATCTTACAAAAGATCATAAGAGGCTTCTGCACATTGGTGGTAAGGCGGCACACCTAGATAGAAACGGCACTAATACTGTTATAGAAATGCTTAAGTATTCTAAGTCAGATTACGAACTGGTAATTAAATCACAGTCTAAACTTGATATTAATATAACTGATAGTCGTGTATCTATTGATACAAATAGTCCAGATAATAAACAAGATTTGTATAGTGGCTTTGATGCAATGGTTTTGCCTAGAAGATATGCTGGATTATGCTTGCCAATGAATGAGGCTTTGTTAAGTGGTCTGCCAGTATTTATGACAGATATTTCTCCTAACGATACTATATTGCCTAAGTCTTGGCTAGTACCATCTAAAAAAATAGATGAATTTAAAGCAAGAACAATGATTGATGTTTATGAAGCAAATCCAGAAGCACTTGCAAAGTTAATAGATGATTATGTAAATGATGCTAACAAGATAGAACAAAAACAAAAAGCATTTGAAATTGGAATGAATAATTTTGCTACAGAAAACTTAAAACAAAAGTATTTAGATATTTTAGAGAAATAAAAAAGCGGGTCCGAAGACCCGCCCTTCTATGTAAGATAAACTTACTTCTTATCAGCAGGCTTCTTTGCAGCCTTCTTCTTAACAACCTTAGCACTCTTTAGCGCTGCCTCAATATCTGATTCAGCAGGCATACGTCCAAATGCCTTGTCGTTAGGATTGACTGCTCTTAATGCTACGGGAATTAGTGCTCCAAGTAGTGAGTAAGCCAATGTCTCTGGATCTGTCACACCAGATGCGTACATTGCAGTTGCTGCACCAAGAACTGATCGTCCGTATGATGCTAGCATTTGCTTCATTTTTTCATTCATTATTTCCTCCTAGGATATAACTTTCGTTAGTATGTAGTAGCCAGCCCATAGGCCTATGATACCTGCAACACCCGCAAAAACAGGTGGTGCTGGAACTGGCAATTTGAATGCAGCAAAAACTAAACCACATCCAAAACCTGTTAGTATTGATAACACAATGTCTTTCATTTTTCTCCCCATATATATTCTTTATGATGACTTTTACAAAAATCTACATATCTTATATCTGTCATTGAAAGTACTGTGGCTTCGTTAACACATTCTTTTATTTCACAAACAGCATAATCATATATTATGCTTTGTTCAAAACTTTTTAATTTTGGAATAATCATTCTTTCATCCCATGATCTTGGCTTGGGTTCTCAGGATGGTCTACAGGTGTTGGTGCTGTACAAAGAGCACCACAGTCGTTACATTGTATATCTAGATGATACATTCCTACCATATATGTGTTTGAATCAAAAGAAACTAATGCTCTAAACAATGTACCGCCACAACTTGGGCACTCACAAGTTGGGATGCCTCTAGCGTCTATCATCGACTTCCTCTGGAAGTAACTTCTTTAAATCTTTATAGGCTGCAGATATTTTTTTCATTGAGTGGTAGTGTGGATAAGCATCTCCAACAAGTCCATACTCATCAAAGTACATAATCTCTGGTTCAATATCTCTAACAAAAGTCTCTAATTGTGTTTGAACATCTTCAATATACTCAAATGCCCAATCACGAGAATCAGAAAGAAACTTAATAAAGTTTTCTTTATGTATATCTTGATCTTCTTTGCTTACTGGAGACTGAATGTTTGCTTCAAATGCTTCTTGAATAGTAGAGTTAAGAACAACTAACTGTGCAAATGCTTTGGTAATTACCTCAAGCCTTTTGAGTACAGAAAAATATGCCATGGCAAATGACACTGAAAATAAACTAAGTACTACAATCGCTATTCTCATTCTATTCCTTTTCTCTTACTACTATTGTATCACTGCTAGCATTATACATTTTTTTAAAGTCTAAGCCTGTTAGTTTCTCGTATTCAGCAATAGTTCTAATAGGCCCTGCTCCCCATATACCGCCCTCTATTCCGCACAGAATACGCTTTTGCTTTTCCTTAGAAATAACCTCTAACTCTTTCCATGATATTTCTCTAAGGTTCCTATCTTTCCAAACCTTGCTATATCCTTCACGCATATAAAAATGATATGCAATTGTTACACATGGGGAATAAATATCCCAGCCTCTTGTCCAAGCCCTTATGGCAAAACATAGTTCTTCACCAAAGAAACTAATCTCTGGATCATATGGAACTTCTTGTATAAGTTCTCCCTTAGAAAATACAAAGCCTGCTAAGATAGTTGTTGATTGCTCTGGAAGATTTTTATTTGTTAACTTAACTCTTTCTGCAGTCCACTCGCCACGTTTTGTAAGCATTGGCTTTTGCTTTGTAGCATATGGCAGTTGTGTTTTAGAGTTCTTTATGATACTAATAGTTTTATCTGGCTCTACATAAAATGGAGGAGGAAAGTAAGAAAGAATTATC